CAGATGCTTTTTTAGCTCCAGCACATCCACCACCATCATAATCATCAAGTATGATTACACCACCCTTTACCATTCGGGGATAAAAGAAATTTAAACAATCTTTATATGGTTGATACAAATCAACATCAATATGAACTAAACAAAATTTTTCATTTTCAATAATATTTGATTTATCAGGAAATGTAGATTGTATCAATTTTACATTTGATAACTCTGATAAAAAACCATTAACATCATCATAATTTGCACAAAATTCTCCCTGTTTATGATAATTATCGTGAATTGTTGGTTCTGGTAAACCAGAAAAAGTATCATAAGCATACAAAGTTTTATGAGGTAATAAACCTGCTATTAAATATGTTGAACCGCCGTTAAAGGTTCCAATTTCTGCAAGATTACCCTCTAAAGTAGAGACAGATTTACAACATCTTATTAAATTATCAAAAGCTTGAGGATTTAAAATACTTCTACCTTTTGCTTTTGAAATTATAGTACCTTCATCAAACATAGTTTCTCCTTAGTTTATATTAAAATATCTTGTGTAAGTATTATATGCATTCATAACTCTGTCTTCTAATTGATACTTACCCTCAAGAAGACTTAAAGTATTTCTATAACCTATTATTTCATTTTCAAGATTTCTTACTAAATCTTGAGGATTTCTTTCTTGGTAAACTGTTGCTTTATTATAAACAACACACGAACCAAATTTCTTTTCAACCAGATAACCACCCCATATATCATCCATTCTACCCGTGAAAGGGAGAACCATATAATATGGTAATACTTCTCTAGTTAAAAATGTGTTTTGACTATTGAAAGGTGATAATTTGGTAGAAGTAAATGGTTTTATGTCGTTAAATTTGACACAAGGCAATTTAGATAATCTGCAAATTGCATCAATGTCTGGATCACCATCCCATAAATCTGCTTGAACTAGAAATTTCTTTTTTATCTTACCTTTATATTCTACATTATTTTTAATTTGTAAATCTTCTATTGGATATCCTCTGTGCCACAAATCATTTCTGTTAGTGACGCTCAGAGGGTCAAAATAATTAGAAATAGTTGGTTCATATAAATCAACTTCAATTTCTTTATTTAACAGAAGATTTTTACCCCAACAATCGTAAGGTATATTGTCATCATCGACAGTAGCTACTATATCTGCACCCAAATGATATGCATGAATAAATCCAATATTTCTTCGTTGAATAGTTCTCCAACCTAAAATATCACTTATATCTTTATATTTTGATTCTTGTTCCTCTGGATGAAGATAAATGCAGTTTAATTTTTTATATTCATCATGTGGTGTTTTTGTATCACCCACTACTATTAAAGTCCAACCTTCTTTCTCTGCGAATAATTTAGTTGCTTTGGTTGGAGATTGTATTGTTGTAGTTACTATATATTTTTTCATTTTAAATATCTTTCAACAAAATGATGTGTTGTATAACTATTAATTGCCTTTAGATATGCATTATCAACTATATGAGTGTATTTTGAATAATTTTTTGTAATCTCTTCTAATTTTTCTTTTAAATCATCCATATTATCGTAATAGATAAAATCCTTATTTGGTTCAAAGAAATATTCTATTACATTCCAATAATCTCTTCCACACAATATTAAAGATTTACTAAATGCTGCTTCAAATACTCTAGACTTAATTTGTGGCATTATACCTTGGTCTAAATATCGAAATGCTTCATTTTTATCAGCATTTAAAAATGCTCGATATCTTGGAATATTAGCAGAAGATATCCATAATAAATTGTGACAAATAGTTATTTTTGTTTTTGAGTATAAATTTAATTTCTCAGGGTATGATACCTTTGGATGATTTGCTCTAGAATCACTATTAAAATTAATAAAAACATACTTATGAGGTAACATGCAATTTATCATCTCGGATACAGCCGAAGATTGAACTGAACCAGAATAAATTACATCGTATTCTTTCTCTTGATGTTGCGGAATAAAATCTTGATTAAATGGGAAAAATACAAATTGACGATTAGAAATAGTTCCAGCAGTATATGGGCATATAGTCAATACTTTATCAACTTTATTAAAAGTATCAACATGATGGCCAGGAGTGCAAAAATTTGGTTCTTCTAAACTAAGAACTATTTTGTTTTTATCATTATAATTTCCACTATTTATAGCATCATATACATCACCTAACATTAAATAATAGTCACCACAATTATCTTGATATTTTTCAAAACCTAAATTATAAACAGGATCATCGTGACCTCGACCCTGATGACTAAAAAACTTCAATACTTTCATTATATTTCCTTTGGAGTCAATACAATATATCCCTGATGATTATTGAGCTTTATCACATCATGTGTATCCTGAAAGGCATCATAAATGAATTGAATACCATTTCCACCATATAAATGTCTTTCATTCCAATTACCCATTTCATATTGACCATCTTCATATATTCTTAAATCATCAATAATAAATAAATCTTTATTATTTGGTCTATATTTCTTGATAAGTTTAATTTCTTCCTCTAAAGGAATTCTTAATAATTTATCCTCAGTGCTCGAATATGATGTAAATTTAAAATCTGCGCCTGGAAAATGAGCGTCCAACCAAAATAAAATATTATCTTCTTTTGTTATATTTTGCAATATAGTATCAAGACCATTATATGAAGTCTCGTTTATTAAATTGATATCATAGTCAACATATGATGAAAATGTAGAAATACACTCCTCATATAATGGTTTGTAAATTTCTATAGAATAATATTTTTTAAATTTATTATTTTTAGTAATATCTAAAACATGCTTTAATGAATGACCATTTCCAGTACCAGTTTCAATAAAAATATTTAAATGGAATTCATCTTTAAATCCTAAAATATCAAAAATTTGCAATTCACCCATTTTTTTCCCCAAATATCATAAATGCATTATTCAAGTCAATACCAGATTTAAAGATATTAATATATCCTCTATCTTTCATATAATCTTCAATTATCGTTGGAGATAGGATATTTGTATGTTTTCTGTTATTCCAAGGACGCCAATATTCTTGACTATAATCTGGAAGATACAAAAACAAAACACCACCAATTTTAAGTTTAGAATACCAGCAATCCATCACATCTGGCCAATATGGGATATGCTCTAAGCAATGTGATGAAAAAATATAATCCAAATTATCATATGGAAAATTTAATGCATCATAATTTCCTTCCAAAACTGGATCAACAAGCATTGCGCCTGGAAATGCCCATTCTGGTTTCATACATCCAACATCAACACCATATCCTTTACAAACATGTTTAGCAAATGGAATAGCAAATTGAGCTGCATTTCCTTCGCTCTGGAATTTAGGATAAGTATTATTTTTAAATTTTATAGTTTCAATCATATGTAATAAGTCCACGAGTTTTCAAATAAATCATGTATTTCATTTATTGTATTTTTTCCCCATCTAGGAAAACAACAATTTTTCTTAGATTTAAGTTTTAAAAATTCCATAATATACATGATACATGTATCTACTGTAACTATGTATGATGCATCTTCTATAATTCCACACCAATCAAACACAGTAAAATCTGGAATTATGTTCATAGCAACATGTTTTACATCTGTTAAATCTAAATCCTTATAAGCAGGTGAAACATCTTTATGGTGAATATCTGGTGGTGTGACAAAATTACAATTAGATAAACAATATTTTTCACCTTCTTCAATTTGTAAAAATAAACGAAGTTGTTTTTCCTTTTCTATATTTCTTCTTATAGAAATATTATTTTTCCATTTTGTATAATCCATATCACACACTTGATATTTTGCAGGCATAACCCTATTACTAACAACATGTGATCCCCATCCCATTGGTATAAAAACAAATTCATCGCTATTTATGAATTTTTTTGAATGATATAATTGTTCAAATTTATCCTTAAATGGAAAATCTGTTGTATTGTCATAGTATTCAACACCATCCACACAGAGATAATCCTTTATCATATAGACAGTAGAAGATAGAGGCCAAATAACACGATATCCTTCGTCAATATATTTTTTTGCTATATTTTGACAAAAGAAAACATCACCAATACCAGCTTCTTGCTGTAGTAAACAAATTTTATTCATTTTTGTGTCTCTGTGGTCTTTGGATCGAATAGGTAATGGTACATCACTTCATCAAATACAAATTCTTCTCTCACTAAACCAGAT